CCAGATTTGACTCTGGAGACTCGGCAACGACTCTCATACCCTTGACAAGAGGGATGTGGAGTCGATGGTCCCACTTATCGGCCAGAACGACCGTGTCAGTGAGACGACCAAGGACAGGTGTATCGAGAGAGCTGATGAAGGGAAATGGAATCATCCCCAGCAAGAGCTCATCGAGCAGGGCAACTGTCTTCGTCCAACCATGCTGCCATAGCTGGTTTCGAAGAGAGACTGCACTGACAACCTGATCCGCCTGCTTCCGTGATGTTGGCAACTCCCTACGCATACGGACGACGGAAACGTCGACACCAGCGTAGTAGTCGCCACCGCAAGACTCCCTGAAGGCTCCACGCCAGAAGGACTTGCCGGTGTTCACTTTCAGCCCCAAAGCTTCGAGTGAACTTATCACGGGAGACACATAGTCTACGGGGACAATGATATCGTCGCCGTAGACGCGCACCCGACCATAGAAGGATCTAACATCCTTCTTGGTCAACGGGTGTCCAAGGCCCTTCTCAATTCCCATGAAGACCGCGGTAGTGAATACCAAGGCCTCTATTGGAAATGTGAGGGCCGAGCCCATAGACGCGAACTTGGCTAGGCGTATAACGCCATGACCAAGCACATCAGCCTTCCTCGACCGTGCTGCATCGATAGCTGCGCGAAGCGCAGGATTTCGAGACAGCAAGGAGAGTACATGCTGATAGGAGACGCGGTCCGATGCCTCACTCAAATCGAGTGTGGCGAGGGATCGATCACTCGATCCCTTCTTCGCAAGAGCCTTGTTAGGCTCCTGCGAATCGAACAACACGAAGTTCCGGGCGTTGTCATCCACCCGGAACTTTTCTTTCATCACCGCCAACAGCCCCTGCTGCACATATTGCATGCAGGTAGGCTCAATAGCGATGATGCGTGGCGTCTTCTGCGTCTTCGGGACGGCGATAACCCTAACGGGTCGCTCGTCCCGGGGGTCCAGGAAGCGAACGGCATCGAGCGTCTCATGGAAACGCTCGTTTGGGATAAGGTATTCCCGGGATGGGAAAACCGTCTCCAATCTGGTAGTCCACTCAAGCTGCTCGAACTTAGCGTTGCCGCGAAGTCGATCAGCAGTGGCACCAGGTCCGTGCTTTGGGGTAACCTGTCCGGCAAACACGTCGTTTTCGACGAGCGCAAGGACAGGCGCCCAAAGCAAGCGAGCAATCCGATTGAAGTCGGACATGACGACGGAATTTACTTCCGCGTCACTCGCTCTCACTTCCTGCTCTGTCTGGATGAATCCGGCCATCGCCTGCGCGACTCTCTCGTCAGAGGGAATCACACTCACCTTGCCTAGCATCAGCAAAAACTGACGCAGACAGTGGATGGCAGCGATAGACGGTTCGTCCAGAAGGACACCAGTCTGTGCGTCGAACACAAGCCGAAGGAAACCTCCGAGAAATCGGGGGAGACCGCCTGTTCTGGCAAAACCAGGAAACAGGTCGTCGGTGACCCGCCCAAGCTCGAGACCTTTTTCGGGGTCCTTGCAAAAGGCAGGTAGGGTGATCGTCATAAACGATGACCCTTCGTGTTCGAAACGCCTCGCGAGCGTTTGTGCATCGCGAGTGGTGCTTGTGTCGCATCTGGTCCCGGCCTCGGCCAGGACCATCTGAAGAACGTCGATCGGCCTTTTCAAGGCGGCCCCCTTCAAAGGGAGTTCGTCTTGCCCAGACCCCGACGCAGCGCTGGTTACACGCCAGCGATTACCGCAACGACTACAGTACAAATCAGGAGGATTAATCCTCCGATTTGCAGTTTGTAGTCTTCCATCTAGCTCTCGCCACCGACAAGCTTGGTGACGGGAGCATACGTCGACGAGGACAGGTAGGCCAGAAGGCCCTTAACCAGGTCCTGGACCTCGGTGGCCGAGTAGCCGTTCAGAGGGTGATCCACCACGACGTAAGTCGAGGCACTGGATCGCACGTTCTGAGACGGCACAATCGCGTCCGCCGAGATCTTATTCGACGTCAGTCGGAAAACGCTCCGCCGACGGCGCCCCTGAGAATGGGACACCTGAACGGAGACTGTACCATCGGACGTACGAAACGTCCCCTGGTCCAGCCCAGAGCCAGTTCGCGGAAGCGAATGGGTGCTGGCTCCGACAGTGATGGAAAGCGGTTCTGCGAACAAGGTCAGACATCCTTCGGTTGGTGAGTGGCCGTGTAGCCACGATCTCACACCCCGCTTTTACGGGGTGCGCAGCTTTCCCGGACTCTTGGTTAAACCAAGAGCCGCGAGAATTGCCCAACGCTGTGGTGTGAAGTCCACGACGTCAAGCCCGAACCCGTACGGTGTACTCCTCACTCGCCGAATGCCCAAAGAGCAAATCGACGGGATCCACGCAGGAACAGTGGCACCATCAAAGGTGACAATGCGCTGCGTTGGTACAAAGCTACGCTCGAGGTAAACTCTCCTCATAACGTAGCCATACCGGAGTACAAGGCTGTCTGACGAAAGTCTGTCAACACGGGCAACAAAATTGCCGATGTCGACAAACCAGTCAATCAGCCAGGACCAAGGGGTAAGTTCCCAGACAGCAGAAGGCGAGAGCCTACTACCGAGCAACTTGTTGGCCAACTGCTCATAATGCAGCAGTCGACCCAAGAGCGAGTCAGTCTCCTCAAGAAAGTAGGAGAATGCTCCTGAGAACCACACGTCTTCCTCTTTACGGAGGATTT